TAACTCTTGATACGCCAGTCTTAGTCAATGAGGCAATAAAGCTTTGCAGCGAATTTAGCGGTGGAGATGAAAGTAACGCTATCCAACTTGCTTGGACTTCCGCTGCCGAGGGCGATGTCAAAGCTAATGAGTATGTGAGTTATTGGCGCACTACCGTAGGGCCTTGGGACGATACCTTTACAGGCAGGGATTTAGTTTATAAATATAGCTACAGTCTTGGCATCGCATCGTTAGAAGCATTTGGTACAGCGATTCTCACGCTTGGAGCACCGACAATTTTTCCTTCAGGCATAGTCTCAGCCGAAGCCTTTGGCACTGCGATTGTTCTTCCTGGAGCGGTTAATCTGTTACCTTCAGGGATAGTGTCACTTGAGGCATTTGGAATAACCATTATTCGACCAGACCTGTTTCTTTTGCCTTCAGGGATAGTGTCACTTGAATCTTTTGGGATTACCATTATTTTGCCAGGAGCGGTTAACCTTTTGCCGTCAGGGATTGCCTCATTAGAATCCTTCGGAACGGCGATTATTCTACCTGGCGAAGTAATCATCATCCCTGTTGGGATTGTCTCAGCGGAAGCATTTGGCACAGCGATTATTTCATCTGCTATTCAGTCAATCATCCCCACTGGGATTGTTTCAGCAGAGGCATTTGGAACTCTCGAAGTCTCAGTAGTTGGCAGACTGCTTTGGATTGCAGTCACAACGTCTCAATATCGCAAACTGAAGGCCCTCACCACACAATATCGTAAGGTCAAACCATTGACCACAACATATCGCAAACTCAAAGGAATCATTGGAGGTACATAATGGCTATAGAAGTAATAACGAAATTTATCACCTTATCAACCGTCCGATCCTTGGTATATGTTTATAATGACTCTGATGCCCTAGTTGATCCTACGGCTGTTTATATTACGTTGACAGACCCGGCGGGGACAAAGAAGGTGGATGCGTCCAATATCGTTGTCACAGGGAAGACAGCCACAGGGACTTTTGAGCATTACTACAACACGCCCTCCGATGCTGTAGTAGGCCAATGGCTTGGAGAGGCCATGGTAGTTGATGGTTCAGGGGGCACCGCAAAAACCACGATTGCAAATTACAGTTTCACTTTGATTTAACATGAGAACTAGCACAACTTTGGAAGCTGCACAGAAATTAGCGACTCTTCATCCTCTACCGAGGATAGTGTTGACGCATGGTGAGGATAGTTACACCTATGACCAGGCAAGGATTTTGAAGATAGACCATCCTGAGGAGCCATATAGCCAGAAGGCGGAGGTCACTCTTGATAATAGCGATAATGTCTTAACCTCCATTGCACTCAAAGGCTTTCAAGGTGTGATTTCTTATGGCCTTAAGACCACTGCGGGCAATGAGTATTCCGCAACGGCTCCGCTAACAGTAATCGGTCAGAGGTTTGATTCTTCACCCGGGAAACTCTCTTGCCTTCTTAGCCTTGTAGGAATTCCCAACCTCTTATCTGATGATAGAGCATATAGTAGTTATATCCCTGAATCCACAGATACCAAGACGGTGAAAACCCTTATCAATGAGATTCTAGGTGCTACCCTGGCCTGCTTTAATCATTGCACAGCTTATGAAATAGTCTACGACTCTGAAGATAGTTTACTGGACACTTACAAGCCGAAGGACTCAATTCGTATCTACGTAGGCACTAGCCGACTAGCCATAGTAAGGCGATTACTCGACTTTACCAAGTGCGTCATGCGGGCCGAGGACGACGGGAAGATTCACATATTCCAGCCAACCATATCAGGAACGACCTATGATTATGAATACAACCTACCTTCTGGGCATACTCTATTCTCAAAAGCTTATCAGCAACGCTTGGTGATTCCTAATTATGTCACAGTAAAAAGCCAGGACGACGACGATCCCCAATATTCAGGCTATGCCTCAGACGCAACGAGTTATGCCTTGCTTCCCAAGAAATACCCGAAGCAAATGAGGCTGGAGAGCAATGCGCAGGCTGAGGACATTGCTGAGGCTATTCTTTCCAAGTATCAGTTAGAGGCTGAAGGCGGTGCTGCCGATGTCCCTCTTAACGTTGGGCAAGAGGTGTATGACTATATCAAAGTCACCGATGCTAGACAGAACGATGTCCGCACTGGCAATATCGGGTATCTCCAAAGGCATTACAGCCCGAAAGAATGGCGCATGACTTTCGGCTTTGGGGCCTACTTCTCGATGTTGTCAGCGCGGAAGACCTTAGCCGAGCTCGAAACCTATACCGATTCTGGCGGGTACTTTGATAGGCTCATGGTGAAAGACCTCTTTGCTGAGAATATCAAGGCCGACAATATTGACATGGTTTGGTTAGACCCAGAGGGAAACATCGACCTCTCCCTGATAGGAGATAACCTTGACGGTCTGGCAAATGGGACAACTTATGCTAGAGTCAAGGCTTTGCACTTGGACGCCGGACAAATCAAACTCGATGAAAATGTTTATTATGCCTCTGGCTATAATCCAAACACCAAGAGGCGGAATTTTACTGCGGAACCGACAACACCTTATGACCTGGGGGATATGTGGACAGATGGGGCGGTACTGAAACGATGCACGACAGCAAGGGCCACTGGTGCATACCAGGCAGCAGATTGGACTGCCGTTGGCATTGATGAAATTGCTGATGGTACTACCTATAAGCGGTTACTAGCCACTCAAATATCGGCTGGAAAGATTTCCTTATCAGACCAATGCACCTATGCCACTGGATATAATCCCAATGAGAAACGGCGAACTTTCACGGCAACACCGACAACTCCTTATGATGTTGGCGACCTTTGGATGGATGCGAGTGTCGTCAAGAGATGCACTACTGCAAGGGCGACAGGGGCCTATGTTGCGGGTGATTGGACTGCGACCACCCTTGATGCGATTGTCAATGGAACGACTTATGGCCGAGTGGCAGTAACGGATATTTCTTCAGGGCATATCCTATTATCAAGCACCATAAAATCAGGTGAGTGGTATAACGAGAGTGGTGTTGAGATTGATGCCAGCCACGGCATAAACATCTATGGGACGAACAATGCCTTAACTACCAGAGCCACTAAGGCAGGGACAATCCAATGCTATGTGGGCACTGACGGGGCGATTTATGCTGGCGCCGGAGCGGTTAAACTGGATGCCAGCGGTATCATCGTTACTGGACAATACCTGAAACTTGTCAATGGCGCTTATTATGGATGGGTTTATGTAGGCGGCACTGGTGACCTTAACGTCATGTCCTATAACGGCAAGGTAGCTCTCACTGCTGATTCTGACATCATACTACAGGCTTTAAGTACCTATGTAAAGCTTGCAAGCGGGACAAGGTTACAGTCGGGTGGTGCCTCAACTAGCGATACAAGCCACTTATACGATATTCACCCTTACAATGCTTCTACCTGGCTTGGTGACTCAACAGAATACTTTGACAGAATCTACGCTGGAACTTACTACGGCAAGACTACTACGATTCAATCATTCCAAAAGCATGATGATATTGCCTTGGTGAAGGCGATCAAGTCAAAGCATATCGTCCGGGGAAAGAGTGATAAGTCAATGAAGGAAGCAGAGGAAGCCGATGTTCTCGATGCTGAAAGTTTGCCAGCAGAAATCAGAGATGGTGATTTTGTCATAGAAGGTGGCCTCGCTTCCTTGGCTCTTGGAGCTATCAAGAAACTAATAGAGCGTGTTGAAGCATTGGAGGCTAAGTAGATGCTCTCAGCTCTTAGTATATATTTCAAGATTGCCTTCGCCTTGAAGACGCCGTTTATCTGGTTAATGGATAGTCAATACGAGACCATAAGCAAAGCGAAACTGACCGAACTTTGCTGCAATATGCCAGACCTTTCTTATATCCCTGAGACCCGGGACTGTGACAACTTTGCTTTCATTTATAAAGGAATAGCTGATAGAACCACAAACGCCGTCGGCATTGTAGTAGGCAAAGTAGCTGGAGGATTTCATGCCTGGAATGTGGCGTTGGGCGAAGACGGCATTTACCAGGTTGAACCTCAGAATGGCCTCATAGTGCATGAGGGATACCGGCCCTTGGTAGTTATCATATAGGAGATTAAATAGATGTTGATAAACTTCAGTTTCGCTTTTGACACGGACACTAAGCAAGGGACGATGGCAGGGAACATCGAGCCGCAGGCTGCCCTAAACCTTTTAATCGGCTTAATTATCGCTGACGCCATAAAGAAGGCTAATAAAGATAAGGAGGTGGAGGATGGAATTAACAGAGGAACAACTCAGACAAATTCAGGAAACGCATGATACCGTTCTAAAAATTGATACGGTTCTCTTGGGTGGCAATGGTTCGCCAGGTTTTATTCAACAGACTACCGACGAAATAAAGTGCATCAAGAATGATCACGCCAAACTTAAACAAGCCTTCTGGATTTTAATCGTTATTTTGGCAGGGTCCGGCATCACAGTAGGAAGTCTCCTGGACATATTCAAGTAAAACTAGGCCATGAAAGACTTCGTTTATATGCCTGAAACCAAACAAGGGCAGCCAGCCTCAAAATCTAGCCTTAAACTGGGCAAATACCTATAACTTCAGGTTATCAACTAATAAGATAATTAAGGAATGTTACCTTCTTATAACGTGTCTCTGATCGTTGTTTTGTTACCGGTCTTTCCTTTTCTACTTGGCGATATTTAGTTACCGTTTTTTGAACTACTATGGTTTTTGTGCTTGGCTGGACAGTATATTCCCAACTTCCAATACTTTTGGCTGGGCATTCAGCCATTTTTGTTTGATTCGGGAATAACTCTAGGATTGTAGTTAGCGAAGGTTGTCCAAACATCGGGGTAATTCCCCAAAAGGAAACTATGAAACTACCAGCAATATCATCTATATTTGTTACATCTACCTTCGCCACATAAATTGGCACTTCTACAATTTTGTCTTGAAGCATATACCCACCTATAACTATCCGTTGGTGTTCCTGCATGACATCTGTCTGGACGTAATTAATGGCCTTATATTTCAGGGCTATACTGTCATTATAGGTCTCTGTATCTTGATAAGGTTCAGTCTCGTAGTAAGTCTCGGTATCCTGATAATCAATAAGTACGCTGTATCCCACAGTTTTAAGAGGGACTGCACAAAACACAATAGCAATAATGGCTATAATTATCCCTATCACCATACCAACTTTCATTTCAACCTCCTTTTTTATTTTATACCTAAATGATCAACGGGGCTGAATCTTTCCTGCGCTTTTAATGCCCTAGCTGCTTTATGGGCCCTGGTATATCTTTCAACCATTCTTAAAGAACTATGCCCTAGAAGATATTGAAGGTCTAATACATCACCTCCATGGTCAAGGAAATTATTTGCGAATGTATGCCGAAAGACATGGGGGCTAGTTTTATGGCTTACAATTCCAGCGCGCTCACAGGTCTCAGTAATCATATTCTCAAACCGGGAATAAGGCATTGGAGTACCATTCTGTTTAAGCCAAAGGCATTCGCCATGATCTTCACGCTTTGCATTTTTCAGATACCGCCAAATAGCTTTAATAGTTTGCGTGCTCAAATGCAAAGTCCTTTCTTTTCTTCCCTTCCCCATAATATGAACTGTTCTATTCTCCAAATCAATATCACCTAATCTAAGAACTGATAATTCACACAATCTCATTCCAGTATCAAATAGCATAAAGATAATAGCTTTGTCCCGGAGATATGTTTTCTTGCTACATGCTTTCACCATTTCGATTATTTCGTCTTTACTAAACATTGGCATAGTCATCTCCGGCAATTTAGGAGCATGAAACGTGAGAGGACTTGTCTCGATATACCGCTCTCTTATGCACCAATTAAAAAATGCTCTTAAAGCTCTATAATAAGAGCTATAGCTATAAATATGGGAATGGTCCAGGGTTTCAAAAAACGCTTTCACCTGAAGGGATATTAAGTTTTTAATCGTCTTCTTTTCTCCCATGAAATTCACAAACGGCGTGATAAACTGATGATAGAAACGAACGGTTAAGGGTGATTTTTGCTCTATCTTATGCTCCACAAGAAACTCTTGAAGTGCCAATCCCAGAGGGCGAGAAATTATTTTACCTCCATTGTTATATTGGCGAGACAGAAGGTTAGTAAAATCATTCAATGTTTTCATTTGTCTGCCTTCCTGATTACAAAAATATCATAGTATGGTGGCAAAATATACGTCAAGTAACTATGTACTAGAACATAGTTCTATAATTTTTGTTCTACTTTTCTAGTTTACTCGTCAGAGGGTATTGACAAGATTATTGGCAAGAATTAAAATAAACATGAAATAATCTCCAATCGTTAAAGGAAAAATGAAGTATGACTCTATGAGGAAGTTGAAGAGGAATGATAGGTTGGTTAGATTTTATAAAGCAAATTCTGATATGTCCCTTCAGGAGATTGGGGAGATATTCAAGATTTCCAGGCAGAGAGTTTTTCAGATCCTGAAGAGGCAAAAGGAACTAGAGGATAATCATCATAAACTTTTAGCGGGAGGGAATGATGGAAAGGACTAAGCATTGTAAGGATTGCAAATGGCGAAAGGTAAGAAGAGGCTGTGTGAATCCAGCACTCCTTCGAGAGTGGGGGGATTGGACTAGCGCAATTTATGTCACGGGCAGGGACAGGGTATGCCGATATTTTGAGGATAAAAATGGAAGCGACAAAGAATAAATTTCAACGATTCTTTTTGCCAGTACAAGATGAACCTAATAGCCATGATACCTGCCCTAAGTGTCATCGGGCACAATTGAAGATGGCACTTGGGGAAACTCGTATCTGCCCGCTTTGTGGGTGCAAATGGACAAGGAAATAAAGAGAGGATGCGTAGTCGAGCGTTTTCGGTAAACCAAATAAACGAAAGGGGGGAAAGCTGCCAGCAATCCCCCCGAAGGAGAAAAGATAGGGAATACAGAAATCAAGGTTAAGTGTACCACAGGAAAACAGAAATTTCAAGGAGGAAGAGAAATGGTAATACAAACAGAAAATAAATGCAAAACGTGTAATTGGAAAAGTCCTGAAACTTGTCGAATATGCCGAGCAGAAGAGATTGAGCTTCGGCATGATGGTCAAGTCATTGCCCAAATCTCGCAATCGGGAATCAAGATACTGAATGAGCTGAGGCTTGATTTAAGCAAATTCATTAAAAATTAAGGAGGAGTAGATGGCAAAAGAAACTAAGGAAAGACAATCAGAAATAATGGTGGTAAAAGATGGTGCAATCTTTCCTTCAGCCCGAATATCACAGCAAGGTGTAGGAGAGATTGAGATTGACTGCATGGCTTTTGCGAGTTACCTGGGAAAGATTGAGTTCACACATATTATCAGGGTTAGAGGTGCAGAGACTACGACAAGTGGGCGAGAGATTATCTTTAGTGGCACATTAAGCGAATTCATTGAGGTAGTGAATAAGGGCATAGAGACTGAAGAAATGCGCATTCAATGGGCTGGTGATTTTTGCCGCTGTGAGGGCTGGACGGAGCCGAGGTA